GGGTCAGGAATTGGGTCTGGCAGTACGCTCGGCGGTTTATAGTCGTCACGAGTTGATTCTTCGCGTGTATCAAGTTCACGGGGAGTGCGGTTATTAGCCATTTCGGGCCTCCATTTTCATAAGTTCAACGGCATACTGCTTAGTAGTTAAGCCGAGTTTGGCTGCTATTACTTCTTGCGATCTTGTCAACTTAACTTTTTTGGTTGCAGTAGAACGCGCAGCGGAAGCGACAACTGTCGCGGCTGGTCTTTTTGAAGTGGATGCGCCTTGCGGCTTTGCAGGCTCCCCAAAAATCTCGGGGAACTTTTCTCTGAGGCGAGAGTCAATTCTCTCGAAGTATTCATCTGTCCGGGCGTAGTCAGCGCCGTTTTCCGCAGTTAGCCGCTGATGTGCAGCAAGAGCCATTGCGGTGACTTCCTCGTAACCGGGCGCTCCGAACCACTGGTTTTTAGCTTGCCAGCGCAAGGTCTTATCGTCGGGGCGCACCTCGGGTTGAGGCGATGGTTGACTATATACCTCTTCTTGTTCAACTTGTAAAGAGGTTGGCTTAAAATTATTTGCCTTGTCCAACCTGATCTTGGCATCTTGCAAGTTTTCTTGCGCCGCCAACATTGCATCAGTGTCGTAAGACTCAGCAGCCTCTTTGTATTGTTTCCGAGCCATCTCCAGATCGGCCTCTGCTTTTGACTTCAGTACTTCAGCAAAGGTCTGTTCCCCAGAATTAACGTACCCGCGCAATTGCTTGTTTTCATTTACAAGCTGCTGGGCTACCCGAATGGCTTCCTCGCGTTCACGCAGGGCTGTCTCTTTAGCACGGCGTTCGTCGTGCCGGGCATGAGCCAACTCTTTGATACGCTTTTGAACCTTGTCGCTGTACTGTTCCACTTCTTCATCAGAAGGGTCAGCTACGTCGCGGTCCAGAGGTTTTCTGCCTCGGTCTTGTTCGGGGGTATCGTCTTCAATTTCGATCTCGACATCGGACTCGGCGCTGATATCAATATCATCGTCTTCCATGCGTATTTCTGGCAGGTCATCATCCCCGCCCTTGCCCGGAATTTTTAGTTCCGTCATGTACTCTTCGTTAGCCATAAATTTCTCCTTATGCTGCGCGTGCGTAACCGCGTGGGTCTTCTACCGTGCCATCGACTTGATCGTCAAAAATCATGCGGAAATCGCGTCCATGAATTTGAAATCGAGTGCCGCTATAAGCACGAACCAAAACAAAATCACCTTCTTTACACCAAGGACCACTTGGAAATCTATCTGTGTCTTTGTACGCATCAGGCCCCAACGCTACAACAAACAGCACCGTTGTAGTTTGTTCTTCAATGCGCTGTGACACACTTGCTTTAGCAATAAACGAATCATCAAACGTATCTCCCGCTGGTGGTATTGCGCACAAAATTTTGTGACCAGTAGGTCTTGGTAATTGACGCGCTTTGACTTCATCGCTGGGCGAATCAACTGTTTCGCCTGTTAACTCTTTCTCTTGTTTAATCAAGTCCTTTAAATATTGCGGGAGTAATAAATCACTCATCAAAATCATCCTTTGTAGCTTTCTCAGCAAGGTCAAGTAAATGGCGCTCTGCGATAGCTAGACCTTGAATCACACCGCAAAGCTTTGTATAAGCCGCATAATCAGCGCAAACGCCACCTGAAATGTCGTCAGCGTAGTTGTTCATATCATCCCGAATTTTTCTGCGCAGGACATCAACAAACGACGTGTACTCCTGTAGGGTTGTCATTTAACTCCTTTTGACTTAGGTTGGGGTTTGTTAGCTTGTTGGCGTTTTATTTCCAAGTCCGCTTTAGTTTTTGCAATATCTGCGCCCATGCGAACGCCTTCTCTTTCGTTATCCGACACCATGCGTTCTTGGTCTTGTTTAGATTTCATACCTACTTTCATGCCTTCTAATTCAAACTCAGCGGAAATTTTTTCTTTTTCCAAATCAAGTTTGTCAGCTTGAGCGGCAATGTCTGCTGCCAGTTTTTGTTTCTTAAGCTCAAGCTCTGCCATCTTGAGTTGAAGTTCTTGCATCTGCATTTGAATAACAGGGTCTTGTTGATTTTGTTGCGCTTGTGCAGCGGCGGCTTGTTGTGCAGCTTGGCCTTGGCTGTTTTGTAAAACAATAGGTGCGGCTTGTGCAATAAGCCGTGATAGCTGTACTTCGACAGCAGGGTCCATCTTTTCATCAGGCATAGGTAAATCAGCGCCCAACGCTTCTTGTATTTTGTTGCGATATGCAAAGCCAATGTGTTCTGAAAGGTGCGCCATCATCGCCTGTTGAATCATCGGCGCTTGTGGATTTTGACCAACCATCTGTTGAATCAATGGGTCTTGCATTGCAGCCATGTGTACTTTGATGTGCGCTTCGTGGTCCTGATACATAAACGCTTTCACGGGCTTTAACTTCAGCACGTTCATGTTTTCTGTTATTGGGTCTTGTGGCGTACGATCATCTTCTAACGGCACTAACTTATTAGCGTTTTTTATACCTAACACGTCTAACATCTGACGATGCAGCAAAGGCATGTCATATATTTGTGGCGCAGTCTGCGCTAATTGAAGAACTGCTTGGTATTGAACAACCCGCTGCGACATCGTTGCAGCATTAGGGTCAGAGACAGGAATAATTTCTATGTCTTCATAGTCAGACTTTTTAGCGCGTTTGTTGCCAGACGTAGGCTCGTAGTCGTAATCATCAGGCGAGTAGTCACGGATGATGGCTGCTAAGAGTTGGAGTTCTTGTTTGAGCGCGTAGTGGACTCGTGCTTGAACGGCAGACATAACTTTGAGCGTTCGTTCAAGTATGGCAAGAGTTGTTCCCACCGGAGTATTAGCCGACATATCGGACACTTGGATGTCGGCAGTTGCTGCGAAACGTCTTCCCTCCGCAACGATAGTACCAAGGAGCTGGAATAGAGTAGCCGATGGTTCTTTGTAAGGTAGCGGCAATATGTTGTCACGGATAGCTCCTGAACCTGTATCTACGTCTCGCCATTCCCCGGGGGCGATGGGCGTATCGTCACCTTTAATTCGTAAACCACGGGACTTAAGGCCCCCGGGCAAGTTAGAAAGAGTTCCAGCATCGACGAGCTGCCGCATAAGACTTGTGGCCGATTTCGCATAGCCGCCGATAAGATGGAACAGACCGAATCCATAGGGTCCAAAGCCGGGGATGTATTGGTAGTGGACAAAGTGTTGCCTCTTTAAATTGAGATCGTCGTCTTCCAACCAGTTACGACGAATAGATAATATGTCGTCTGAGCCTTTAAGTATTGTTACAACGTACGGCAACGCGATGCCAGTAGGTTCACCATCGTCATCCACATCTTCATAGCCGGGCAAGTCCAAGTCAATATGCACTTCATACAACTCATAGCGGTCGTCAAACGACGCTGACATGCCTGATTCTTTATCTTTCTTTTGCTGCGTTTCGTTGGTTACTTTAGGTGGTTCACCCAAATCTAAGTCGCGATAAAACCCAGCTTTTTGCAACTTTAAAATGTCGTTCTCAGTCTTGCGCATACGATGCGTTAGACGCGGACACGTTTGAAGTTCTGTCGTACCATACGGCAGGATGATGTCTTCTGCTGATACGTAGACTGATGTTTGGCGACCTAGTGTGGGGTCCTTGTACACCTTCTTAAATGCGGAGCCGATGGCAGGCAAAGAGAACAACATGCGCTCATGTTCAGGACGAAACTCTTTCATGACCTCAGTCAATTCGTAGTTCATGTCTTCTTGCACACGTTCTGCAATTTCTTTTTTAGCTGGCGTTTCTTTACCAATGATCTTGGCTTTAGTTGGGCCTTTGGCTGGGAACGTCTCAGTAATTGTTTCTGATTGGAAACGTACAACGGCTTCAGTAATCATAGGGTGAAACACGCCACACGCACCTGCCCACGGTTCTGTGCGCTCGTCATACTTCAAACCTAACAGCGTCAAGCCTTCTTTATATGTGTCTTCCCAATCTTTGCGCGAAGACAAGTCGTTACGCACGTCATCCAAAATCTCGCCCACAAGCGACTGCAATTCGCTTTCTTCCATTTTTTCCGCAAGGTTGGCGTTAAAGTCTTCTTCCTCTTCTTCGCCCGGCTCAATCTCAATTTCTAAGTCGCCAGCAGTAATACGTACGGCCTCTGGGTCTTCAATTTCAATCTCGATGCCATCGTCTTCTGCGTCAGCTGGCATGCCCAAGGGGGCTGCGTATAGGGCTTTATCTATCGACATGGTGCGTCCTTAATAGTATGCGTGTGTCTTGCGTTTAAAAAATTGCGGTTCATCCTCGTAGTCGCTTGGCAGACTAATGAAGCCGCCTTGGCGATAGCGCAGCAGCGCTTGGGACACCGTATCAACATAGTCGTCATGTTCGCCCACGGGGAACGCTGCGACTTCTTCAATTACTTCTCTTGCCCATCGTGTGTCTGGAGCCCAAACCTTGCCACTGTGGAAGAAGTCAGCGACAGCGTTAAGACGGGCGGTTTTATCGGTACTACCTTTAACTCGGCCTCGGCTGGGGGTGAACTCATCGACGGGGATGCCCATTGCTCTGAGTTCTTGGATAAGTGGTGCGCCTGCTGCCTTTTTCTCCACAATGAACGCATCTGGCTCCCACTCTTTGTAATGTTTCAAGGCAGTTGCCTTTAATTCAGGGAACTGCATCCGGTCTTTGAACGCATCCAACAGTATTAAGTTAGGTGCGCCGTTGTCCTCGTCGTTATACCAGACGCCCCATGTAGTACAAGCGCTATAGTCGGCAGATGTTTTAGATTCATGCGCCGTATCCCAGCTCTGAATGATGTAACTGCACTCTGGTGGCTCATCTTCTTCCCAAATTTTCCACGAACCGCGTCCAATAATGGCTGACACGTCCGATGTTGGATTCTGCATGTACTGCGCGTTCCAAAATCGCGGGTCTAAGTTGGCTTTCTTAGACTTCAACATCTCCAACGGCCATTGTTCAGGCCACAGCGACTTTTCTTCCGGCGTTCCCTCGTTAAATATGGCAGGCAACTCCACAATTTCCCACGTATCCGCGTCAGGGTTCTTAATCTGGTAGTCAATTAAGCGTCCGGTCAGGTCAACTAAGCTCCAACGCGTCATGATTACGATAATTGCGCCGTTTGGCATCAGACGTTGTAGTGGGCCTTGCTGAAACCATGCCCACGCGGCATCAAACGCACCGCGGCTGTTGGCTTTCATGTCCTGTTCTGAGTGCGGGTCGTCAATTACAAACAAATCGGCACCACGACCAGCCAACGCACCGCCTACACCGGCTGCGTAGTACTGGCCTCCGGCGCTGGTTGACCACTTACCGGCTGCTTTTTGGTCGTCAGCTACCCTAGTTTTGGGAAAAATGTCTGCGTATTCCTCAGATTCGAGCAAATTTCGCACGCGACGACCAAAATCCTCAGACAGACCCGCGGTGTGCGTGCCCATGATGATCTTTTTTTCGGGGTATTTGCCAAGGAAGTAAGCGGGGAACAGGTAGGAGGAGAACTCTGACTTACCCATACGAGGAGCTATGTTGATAATCACGCGTTTTTTCTTGCCATCAATCACGTCTTGGAAGATTTTGGCTAGCTTTCTGTGATGGGGGCCAATCTTAAAGCCCGGATAAACCTGTGTCGCAAACCCAAGTACTGAATCTTGAGCAGCTTTCTTACCCGCACGATTCGCCCTCTCCTCAAGATCAGACAGCAGTTCTGCTTTCTCCTGCGCTGAGAGCGTAGGTAGTATCTTGTTGAGCGCTGCGATTTCATGCTGGTTCAGGTTCATCGTCGGCCTTTGGTATTTCCTCCACGTACGTCACGTCAGTGATATCCACGATCTTTGCCATGCGTTCCAGTTTTTCTTTAATGCGACTATCCAGTTCAGAGTCCGACAGATCAGATTTTTTAACTTCTATTCGGTCAGTAAATAACGCTACCTCTGTAACTTTACCTAGCAGCTCAAGCGCACGTAGGCGTATCTTGGCATCAGGGTGTTTTGTTTCCTCCACCAACTGCGCCACCGCATAGCCCCTGATTTCTTTAGCCTGTTCAACAAAGTGCCAGTCGTAGGCAGTCAACATGCCAACTAAATGTTTTACCGCTTCTGGCGTGGTTACTTTTGTTAGTGCCGCTTTCTTGGCTTTGGGGTCTTGGTCTTGGGTAAGTACCGCAAACGCTTGTCTGGCGCTGTCTTCCTGAATTTGGTCCGTTATGTCTTCGTCGGATACCGCGCCCAGTTCTTCAAGCCATTTAGCCGTTTCAACTTGTGCGTCCATCAGTTGTTCAGGGCTTGCTTTTGAGACAGGCGTAGCCACCGGCGTGTCGAGAACGTCGGGAGTAAAAACAGTTTCATCTAATAAATGCTCTAGCATAGGCGCTGACCATTGCAGTCACGTTGGGCGGAGTATATACTCAGTTCTGCGGTTGTGTAAATTTTTACATGATTGCTGTCTCCGTGGTTGGAGATCTCACTTAGGGCAACGGCCCTTTTAGGCCCCTACTTCGGTGGGGGCTTTTTTTATGTGAGTATGTCTAATATTAGACAGATTCCTATTTGATTTTTTATAGAAAATTTTGTGTTATTTATTTGACTACTTGCTCATGTTTTGCTTTTTTTGGGTATGTTATTGAATTTGAAACAAAAGTGAGATTGCGTGTGGGGAATAGTGATCTATGGCGACGCCGCTTCGCTGCTGAGCTTGCTTGGGTGGGGGTACGGTGGGGTTCGCTCTTAGGGAATAACACGT